CCCCGTCCTCGTAGCGCATCCCAAGAGTGTCGGGCACGGACTCAATCTTCAGCATGGTGGAAACACGCTCGTCTGGATGACGCTCACCTACAGCCGTGAGGACTACGAGCAGATGATCGCACGTCTAGACCGTCGAGGACAGGACACCGTCGTTACGGTGTATCGTCTTATGGTTCCTGATACAGTCGATTTTGCCGTCGCTACAGTAATCGAGGAGAAGAAAGTCACAGAAGACCGACTCCTCACGGCGCTACAACTTTTGGAATCGTATCGCGAAGGTACGGTTGCGAAAAAACCCCTAACAATAAAACACGAAGAGGACTTTTGCTAACCTATGACTGACCAAAAACTACTCGAAACCTTTACCAAACGCTATCACGAATACGACACCCTTCTCGCTGAAATTGAAAAACTCCAAAAGGAGATCGTCAACCGGGTCAACCTAGGACGAGGCAAGAAAGAAATGCTGATTCGCGAACTGGCAGCTAAAGCCAAGATGAAAATGTCCAGAGTGGTGTCTGTCACCTACAACACCGCCACGCTGAAACCTTCAGAAGCCAGAGCCTTACTCAAAGTAGTCAATGGCTAAGAGACAGAAAGAGTGGGCCAAGAAAGCTAAGTTTGAACTTATGTTCAAGCTGGGCGGCGCTTGTTTTGAGTGCGGAACAGACAAGAATCTCGACTTCGACTGCATCCTGCCCCAAGGAGACGCTCATCACCGATTGGACACAGCGAGACGAATCAGTTTTTACCGACACCAACACCGCGAAGGTAATCTCCAGTTACTCTGTCGCCACAAATGCCACAAAAAGAAAAATGTTGCTGATCTCAAACGTCAGCAGGAGCAAGAAGAAAACGAACCATTTTGATATTTATGACCGAAGAAAAAATACCCACGCCGCCCGCAACCCACATTATTTACACCGGACCAAAAAAGTGGCAAACCCTGCCGCCAGGATCACTGTTCTGGTCATCTTCAAACGAAGTATGGGCTGGCGGCATCACTACTGCTATTCCAGGCAAAGGATCCTACTATGCCATCCCGATTAACGTCACGCTGCCGCCAAACTACAAATCCCCAGAGACGACAACAGACATATTGGAGGAGGCCAGAGACTTGATTCGCGGAGACCGAGCTGAGAGCTACGGAGAGGCCCGAGCTAGTTTTGAACGTATTGCGGCGCTCTGGAGTATCTATAAAGGAGTGACCATCACAGCAAAAGACGTGGCGGATATGATGATCCTCTTGAAAATCTCACGTAGCGTCACCAGTCCTAAACACGACAACTGGGTGGATATTATTGGTTATGCTGCGCTGGGATCTGAACTTGAATCAACTACTGAAAAAACTGACGTATGAGAAATGTAAACTGTCCCAAAACCCGAGTCTATATCCGTTGCGATGCCTTCGGAGGATCAGAATCTGAATATGAACCAGCTTGGCTGGTATCAGTGCGAGCTATGCGAAACCGACCACTTTGTTTTCAAGTGTGGGTGGACAAGTATGCTGCTTGTTTCGACAAAGTGCCTCCACATTGCGTGTTCTGGTTTGAACCAGACGAAGACGACAAACGCAATCTGCCTTTGCACAAAGTCCAGATGTGGGAGTGCCTTTCCGGCGCTATCGAAGTCTGGCGCAAAGACCAACTGGCTGATGTTCCGGTGCTTATCAATCTAGGAAAGGGCTTCGCTCCAGCTAGAGGCCATTACTGGTTCACTATCGACTACCTCCCAGAAGGTCAATCCTCCGGGTTGTTCGACATTGGGGATGCCGAGCTGCTCGAAGAACACAAAGAAGCCAACGTGATCAAACTGGAGAATGGGCAGTTAGCCATCTACCCAAACAACCGCATCAAATGGCTACCAGTTTCGCTGACTGGGAAAGACGCTGCATCAGCTATTCCAGATTGGGACGCCGCTACCAATGCGCAATGGGATGAAAGTTGGCTCGACTCCGACGAAATTCTTGGCGATGCTAAGTGGGCCTATTAAATTGAGCTAATGCTAAAAACTCCTCCCAAGCGACCGCCAATTCCTGATTCAGCCAAACGACTGAAGTATGGAATCAAATGGAATCCTATCTGTGATTTAAACACAGGTAAGATACAGGCTAGGTTGCCAGATGTCTTAATCGAGATGCAAATTCTCAGGGATTACGACAAGATCCTTCGCATCCCAGAAAGTGATCTGATGCCTTGGGAGGAGCATTTTAAGCTGTTCGTCAACCATGTTCTAGGAAGACAAGACTGGCCTTTCAAGTGGCATTGGAACCCATACTCAGAGACCATTCTCCGACACGTAAGGGACGAGAAACTCATGGCTATTTCCGGTCACGCCAGTTCCGGTAAGTCGGCGTTCCTCTCCATGTATGCAGTCTGCATGTTCCTGATATTCCCAGAGAGCACAAAAGTCTTAATCACTTCGACCTCGCTCAAAGACTCTCGAAACCGAGTCTGGGGTGAGGTAGAACGGATGTGGAATGAAGCGAACCGCTACTTCCTATCTCTATACACCGCTTTGAAACTACCTCCGGTAATGCCAGGCAAACTGGTATCATCCGCAGGTAAGATCACAGGTCTCACACCTGAAGGAAAAGCCAACGACCTCGTCGGCATAGCTCTGGTAGCTGGCGGTAAAGGTAATGACGATGTCAGCAGTCTGATCGGCTTCAAAGCTAAAAACCTCTTGCTGCTGGCTGATGAGCTTCCGCTCCTGACTCACGCTCTTTACGACGCCACCTCGAACTTGATGGCGAATGACGGCTTCAAAATGCTGGCTTCTGGCAACTTCAGTTCCCAGTTTGACCCGATGGGGCTTTTCTGTGAACCCAAAGAAGGGTGGAATAGCGTCGATGAGAATACCTTCGAGTGGAGAACCAAAGTCAATGGCTTCTGCATTCGCTTCGATGGAGAGCTTTCGCCGAACGTGCGAGCAGGAAAACAGGTCTATCCCGGTCTTTTGACTCGAGAAGGATTAGATGAAATCAAAGCTCGTTTTGGTCCTCGCTCTCCAGGCTACTACCGAATGGTGAAGTCTTTCCCGTGTCCAACAGGAGCCACCGACACCATCTATTCGGAGCCTGAACTGACAGCGAATCTGTGCGCTCACGGGGTCAACCAGTGGCTCTACAAACCTACCCCCGTAGCTTTCTTAGACCCATCTTTCTCCAAAGGTGGAGATGCCGCCGCAGCCAGTTTCGGACTTTTCGGTATTGCTCAGATCAATGGAAGCAACCGCCAGATACTCCTGAAGACTGACACGTTGGACCTGATGAAGCAGGTAGATGCACGACACAAGACCAAAGATCGAAACGAGCAACTCGCGGAAGCGTTCATTGCGGAGTGCGTGAAAAGAAACGTCGCCGTCGAGGATCGAGGCACTGACGCTACTGGTGGCGGAGATCCGTTTGCCACGATCCTTGCTATGAAGATGGGTCACGGCTTCCAGCTTGTGTCTTTCGGAGGGGCTGCTTCTGATATGGTCGTCAGCGCAACTGACAAACGGAAAGGCAAAGAGCGCTTCGTGAACCGTGTCTCCGAGCTTTGGTATGTTGGGAAAGAGTTTGTCGCCAGCGGGCAAATTCGCGGTCTGGATGCCGAGACAATGGCTGAGATGTGTGATCGCACCTACTCAGAGCGAGGGAATAAAGTTCAGGTCGAGCCGAAGGACGACATGAAGAAGCGCACAGGCGTTCACAGTCCCGACCGAGCTGACTCATGGGTAGGGCTCATCGAAATTTGCCGACGCAGACATAAGTTCATAGCGGCATCTAGGGCTGCAGCACGACCAAAAGCAGCTAGTCCACAGTTACCTTGGTGGGAACCGCCGCCGCCTCCGAAACCTTCGTTCCGAGACGACCTTGTCGGGGATGCTGGCTGGGCTACCGGAGGAAACGGCAGCGGATGGGGAGAATAACATTGACGAAACGGGGTAGCTTCGATAATCTGAAAGACAATGGACACCTCTCTAGACTCAGTAATCAAACGCTTACAAGAAATTCGGGAAGAAGTAGGAGGCGAAGCGCATGTCCGAGTATGCAAAGGTTACACCTTGACTCAGCATGATTGGGAGCCGTACGTACCTATAGACTTAATTGGTTATCATAAAAAAGTTATTTACTCAGAAAAAGACGATAGGGCGGTTGCAGAGGTCGTCATATTCCCTGTTTTCAGAAACCTGTGTTACGTTTAGGTTTATAATGAAGAAGGAAAACTGCTACTAAACTTTGACCAATGAACGAACAATCTAAATCTCACATCACCCGACTTCGCAACGATGACTACAGTTTCCTTCGAGGTGACGTGCTCGACATCGGCTGCGGCCCCGACCCTATCAAGCTGCCTCATCCGACTAAAGTAGTCGGATGGGATCTAGGGGATGGGGATGCTCAGTATCTGGAGTCACTTCAAGACGCTAAATTTGATGCGGTCGTATCCAGTCACTGCCTGGAACACATGGTCGATGTCCCGACCGCTTTGAAAAACTGGAGTCGTGTCTTGAAAGAAGGCGGCTACATGCTCATCTACGTCCCATCTTGGACTTTTTACGAGCGTCGTCAGTGGCCTTCACCTTACAACGGAGATCACAAAGCCAGCTTCGATCTGGTCGATCCTGAAGTTCGTCCAGCTCACCCGTTCTATGGGATGCGTGAAATGCGGAAACTGGGTCTGTCTTGTGGACTCACGCTTGTCGATGCCAGACTCGAACTAGACCACTACAAGCTGAACAAAACCAACGATTTGACGCTCGACCAGACCATGCAGAATGCTCTGGCCCAAGTGACGTTCATCTTCTTCAAGGCGTGAATATATGTGGGTCTCCTCTGTAGGTGATTGCGGCGACGTAATTTTCCTCCTGAATCTGCTGAAGCACATTCCCGGAGGACCGCACTCGCTCGGCATTCGTCACTCGACGATGACCAAAGCGAAGACAGCCGACAAAGCTGTTCTACTGTTCAAGCTGCTGGAGCCGCTCGTCGCTCAACAGGACTACATCAAGGAGTTCAAGATCCTCGATGCTAATGACAAGATTGACTGGGAGAGCGAAGACTTCCGCAGGTTGAAGCACTTCACTGAAGGCGAGACGCTGATGCAAGCTCACCTGAACCACTACAACACAGTCAAGCAGTCTCGGTTGACGATAACTGGAGCGACACCGTGGTTGAAGGCCAAACCCTCGAAGGAGTCCAAAGGTCGAGTCGTGGTGAACCTGACAGAACGCTACCGGAACGCCTCCTTCCCGTGGCAGAAAATTGCCGACCACTATCGAGACTTGATTCTGTTCGTCGGTCTAGAGCACGAACACCACTACTTCTGTCGTGACTATGGCAAAGTGGAGCACGTCAAAACTGACAACCTCCTCCAAGTCGCTGAGTTGATCGCGGGATCGGAACTGTTCATCGGAAACCAGAGCAGCGCAGGAGCGATTGCTGAAGGACTCAAGCACCGTCGAATCCAAGAGACCAGTCTCATCTTTCCTGACTGCGTCTTTCCTCAAGCTACCGGACTGCCCGAAGTTCAACACGTCGCGAATGGCGAAGTCGTGCTGCCTGCCATTGGCGACCGAACAGCTTTGTCTTTGGCTTCCTGCGATCCGATTTTCAAACCTCTGGATCTTACGACCTCGCCTCCCGGTTTCTGGCAATACCCAGGCGTGAAGAGAAGCCTTTCGATCAACCCAGTTGCTTCTGAGGTAGTCAAGCTGACAGGCGTCTCGTTCCAGCAGGCCCGAGAGATGGTTTACGAATACCAGTGTGCTCGGTTGCCTGAGTTCTTCGCTGCGGAAAAAGCCCATCTGGAAAGATTCAAACGTGCAAAACAAAATGCAGGTTGACGAAGCGGTGTAGTTTCGATATACTGAAAACCTATGATCGACATCGACTATCAAAATATCAATCGACTCTCACACGTCGTCTATCAAAACGCTGTAGCCAAAGGCTTCCACGACACAGACGCTTCTGAAACAGAAACTCAACGGCTCGCACGTTGGACCGCCAATCTCCACGGAGAGGTCAGCGAGCTTTGGGAAGCCGCTCGTAGAGGTCAACTCCACGACCCCTGCGACAAAGATGCTGTCGTGCAAGATCTCGGTGGCCCACGATCTCTCGTATGCGTAGAAGAGGAACTGGCGGACATCATCATCCGTGCTCTCGATACCTCCGCAGCTTTAGGACTGCGCATCGGAGACGCCATCAAAGCGAAGCACGAATACAATCTGACACGCTCACACAAACATGGAGGGAAGCTCGCTTGATATGTTAATCGTCATCCCTGTCGGCCCGTCCGACGCCCAAAATCTCCACCTCCTGACTCAGGCGATCAATCGCCTTGGAGTCGTCGAGGCTCCGATTCTCATCGTCTCAGTTCCTTCGTTACGTGCGGAGGCTGAGGCAGCGGCAAATAAGCTCAATGCAACGGTAGCCTTCACCGAGGACGAGTTTGCGAACGGCTGGCCTGTCGGCCCTGACCGCATGTTCATCTGGACCATTCGCCATCTCGGTGAAATCGGTAACAACCAGCCTTGGTTGTGGCTCGAACCAGACGCCTGCCCAATCAAAGCAGGATGGGACGTGACGCTACGAAACGAGTATCACGCTGCTGGGAAACCTTATTTCGGTTTCACTCGTCCTACCGCATGGCGTGACAAGGAAGGCAATCTCACACCTATCGAAGGTGATAACATGCTGCTTGGTGTGGCAATCTACCCGCCGCACATGCACAAGGATCAAGAGCTGGCTCCACTGCTAAACGATCTCAGTCTTCCCGACCCAGTATCCCACCCACCCGTGCCTTGGGACATCTACCTTCGCTGGGCGTTCTTCCGCAAAGGAGTCCATGGTGCTCGTATCATCTACGACCGCTGGAGAACCTGCAATTA